CGGGATATCACTATGTGATATGCTTAAAGTTAAGTTAAGTTATGTGAACTCTATTCACGCGTTGTCGTGTCTAGCGCTTCCGCTCGTCCGGACTTGACAGCACGTATGTGAGAGCCTTCGTGTCCTTCAGATGCGCGAGCAGACGTTTCACATCTTCTTCAGACACCAGGCGCAGAAGAATCAGGACCTGCATGCCTGACCATACCTGTAAGGATCGCTTGAGAGTTCCAATCTGGAATGTTGAAGCATCATCCAGACGCGATGTCCCGTACACACTATCAATGAAGCGATTGAGAATTGCAGCGGATGCCTCACGCCCAATAGCTCCAGCACCGAGATTAAGTAGGGTTTGAGCAACGTGGATGGCGTTACGCAAACGTAGGCCGGTCGCAGCATGATACAGGTCAGACTCAGTGTCAGCTTTCGCTCCGAGCTTATCATAGTATTCATCATCAGCGAGTACCCAGTCCACCCAGGTTTGCACCAAGGAGCGCGACACCTCCGGTACAAAGAAACGGATCCGCTCTGACAACTCCGTTAGACCGAGTAGATCCGAAGAGGTCAGGGAAGCCGAGAAATTGAACCCCAGTACTTGTGCCTCATAGCGGGCCGTGTAGGACAACGTGGCGCTTGCCTTCTTATGCGCCCAGATATGCTTATGCCGCTCGTACTTGACCAATTGCGGTGGCTCCAAGCTGATCTTATTCGTCGGCTCCACCTCCTTAAGATAAGGCAGCAACTCCAATGGCTCAGTGGTATGGATCATCCCACCCTGAATGGGCGTGGGACCGACAGCCTCTGTGGCTTCGACATTCGCGCTGAACACGAGATGAAGCCTAATTCCGGCATAGGGACCAGACACACGTGAGCGCACGATAGCAACGTAGTTAGCACGTGCGACGCAGAAGTGCATCATCGTCGCGTAGACATCACGTAATACCCGTGAAGCGCGAGCGCACGCGTTATCGCATGTACTCGACCAGCGCTTGGGCATCCCTGAACGTATTGCAGAGGCCAACGACTCGATGTCAGCACGGCTGAATCGTGAGAACAAATGAGGCAAGGCGAGTGTGAACTTCGTTGAATTACCAATGTGGTCGCTGGGCCTGATCGATTGATACGAACTGAACACGCTATCGACAAGGCTGCCGATATTGATTGCAGCGGCGACATTCGACAGAGCATTCATCATGCGATCGGCAACGAGGTCGTGCTGCGCCAGATAGATCGCCGTGTTATCAGAACTATCAGGGACAGGCTGATAGGCGGTAAGCTGAGTCGGAGAAGTAACATTCTCCCAAAGCATAGCGAGTTGTGGTCGCTCTCTGGTGTCACGCGCTACGCGGAGACCAATATGGGCGATAGAGTCCGAAATCGGAGTCAACCTGAACATACCGGTTTCCACGAGAGCCTTAAAGAACCGCGGAAGCACGTCGTGAAGCATCGTGAGATCATCGTACCGTGAGAAGATGATATCATCCTCAACCTGTGAACCAGCCCAGGACGCGAATTCCTGTGCGGCCAGGAAAAGTGCGAAATTATCCGCGCACTGTGTAACTGTCGTATGCTGCAGGACCGTGGGAGACGGACGAAGCTCTTGCTCAAGTGTGGGCGCCCAGACCCGCAGCAACAAGGCCAGCGTCGCGTCGACCACTCCTTTCGGGTCGAGGGCGCTACGTGCCCTGGTGAGAGCGAGATGAACCGGCCCGGCAAGCGCACGCGCTACACCTTCAGGCTGGATATATTTCGTCTCCTTCTCATAGGGCGCGAAAGCATTGGTATCGACTTTCGAGATGCCCTGAAGAGTCACCAGCAGATCCTGCGCCGAGACGAGGTCAATCAACTCCCAGTAGGAAGGATACGTCATGTCAACACGCTGCCTGTATACATAAGCGTTATCCAAGTACACCAGGCCAAGTGGGGAAAGAACATGCGCTACATAATCCGAAATAATATACAGGATGATCTCGTGTCCGGAGAAATTGGGCAGAAGTTCACGGATCTTCGCACGCACCACGGCCGGCGGCTGCGGTGTCACCTGACGCCGTGATTTCTCGCGGTTCCCCGTCAATGCGATGATCAACTGCCGGATGTGATTCTGATGCATAAAAAACGTTTGCAGGGTATCAAGGAGTAGTTCCTTGATATCAGCGAACTTATGACCATGCTCCCAGGCATATAGCAACAGCATCTGGACGGCCTTGTTCGGGTCGAACTCGCCGGTCCCAATCTCGATATACGAGTCAGGATCCATCGCGGACTCGAATGTACGCAGCAGTTGGATGGGTGAGCGAGTCCCCTCAACCTGAGGACGGCCGCTCAGGCGGAGAAAACTTTGCTGGGTCAATCCCTTGTGAGTTTTAAGCAGGTGCCTGAGATGGCCTGAAATGTACGTCGTGTCAGTACCACTCATATTATCGGCCGTGCTAAGTTCTTGTTTTTCGCGAGTCATGATATATCCTCAGAGTTTTGGCCCAACAGGGCTTGTGATGACAGGGCTGGGTACGTTCGAGACGAGTCGTTCTCGCTCCAGCTCCTCAGGTTGATTGGACAGCTCACCCGATATATGGTGCCGCTGATCATGCAGATCGCGCCAGGTGCTGTCAAATAAAAGCGCCCCGTTAGATGACCGCTTCAGCAGAACTGCTCCGGCGGTCGATGACGAGAGTCGCTTGTACAGATTGAGCGTCAGAGCTTCATCGTCCGCCATTGGGTTTACAGCTGCAACGATGCGCAACGACAAGCTGGCGCACAGATTGTTGATCGCTGTTAGCAAGGAAAAAATGCGACCGGAAAAGCCCCCCTTAACAGCTGCACCACCAGAGTTGTGCAGCATATGCCTCAAGCTATCAATAGCCACGGGTAGTCCAAGACAGGAGTAGGCTATCGCTGTGGACAAAGCACCCTCCAATGAGCAGGCCTGCACAGTACCGCACAGTGCCTCACCAATGTCCATCCCTTGGCTGGGCTCGCCCCAGCGGACAATGATATCCGGACGTAGATGATTCTTGATCACAGTGGTCTTGCCGGAGCCTGTATCCCCAAGGACGAGAGTTAGACCCGGGATCTGCTTCTCGAAGGCCCAGGCATCGCCTTCAGCCTGAAGCAGCGTGGCAGGGTACACATCGGTTAAATTGGAGAGGTACTCACTGTGAAACCGAGCCACATCACTCACGAGTGCTTGAAGGAGAGCGGCGGCCGTGCGGCGCTCAATTTCCTCCTCGCCGGCCAAATCCGAGACCTTTGCATCCTCCCAGATCGAATCCTTCAGCAACTTAGAGAAACTACCCAAGCCCAGTTTGTACTCGCGCATAGTAAGTACGTTCTTGAGTGAGGGGCCAATCCAGTGACCGTCCTCGTTGTCGCCGAATTTAATAATTGCCTGAAGATCTTCTTCGAGCTGGATCAAACTGACAATGTACGTGGACTCGTCAAGAGTCACAGGGATGATGTCCACAATGAAACGCAACATATCCATCTGTGTCGCACGAGTGGCAGGGGTGATCCAATCAGCCTTGAGAAGCTCCTCAAGCTCCTGAAAAACCTGTAGCACTGGCGTGTTCATTTGTCGTTGCCAAGCGCCGTAGATCCCACGAATTGCGGTCATACGCTGCAGGGCAGCAGCACGGTGCTCACTGGCCGCACTGATAGCCCCGCGCACGATGGCCGCGCGCTCCTTCATGTAGTTCCGATACATATACACCTCCTAGTTGTAGCAGCTAACGCTGCGATAGACAGAGTCGAAATAGGGTTCGAGCTCGTCAGCCGTCACTCCTTGAAATAACAAATCAACCACAGTAGGGTTTACATCAGCGGGATCGTAACGATACTGTAGCTTCTCGGGATGCGCAATCACATCCTGATCGATTTGTGAGAGATCATCCAGGCCAAGTCCGTGAGAACGCTGACGAGACCACTCCGCCAGACGTGCTCGATCGCGTCGCAATAGATCGTCACGATAGCCCGAGTATGAGTAACCATATTCATCGTACCAGCACGAATCAATAAGCTCACGCATCTCACCATAAATGGGATGTGTGCCATAAGCCTCTAGCATCGAACCCCATGCCAGGCCCGGATATGGACGTTTCGCTTTCGTGCGGTCACGTAACTCAGACTGAACACCGTATTCCGGAGAGAATTGCTTGATGAGAAAGGAGGAGATCGCTCCCGTCACGACGAGACCTGGGATCGAAAAATCACGTGGATAAAGCAGTTGACCACCGAGGAATGCACCGCCATATTCATACGAGATATTCATATATGGTGAGACACGCTCCCCTTTGATCATCGCTTCCTGGAGCCGCTGCGCAGCAGGAATAAGATCCTCACTCTTCCATCCCAAGTTGCAATCATCAGCCTTCTCCTTAGCCGTAATGGGTAGCTCATCTTTCATGTAAGCTTTCACCACTTCCAGTGCACCGGATAGTGTGCCGAGCTTCGGAATTAGGGATGGCATAGTCCATTCCACCTGTAGAATGAAGTACCAGATTGACATCCCGAGCGTATTATCAACATCAGTCCACGAGTTGCCGGAAGTCTGGCCCAAAGTTAAATCCGGATTGGCGTAATCGCCAATTAACAGATTGGGCTCATTCGGGCCGACTCCAGTAACGAAGATGGGAAGAAGGTTCTTCGTCTCATAGAGCTTCACCCACCATTCCGGATAACCCATATTAAGCAGCGTCTCAACGATCAGAGGGAGCAACAGATGCACCGGCCAGAGTTGATCATGGTTTGACACGTCCGTGAGAATCATCCATTTCCACTCACGGAAATCGGCCTGTAGCTGGTCTCGCGTTGTGTGGTGATAAAGGCTTGGATAATCACGATACAGATGCTTCCGCACTGCGTGAGCATGCGGCATCAGAGCACCATTCAGGCCAAGACCACCTCCCATGGCCGAACGCTTCCTCATGCGGAAAAAGCCCTTGGGATGAGGCCAATCCACTCCATCGAGACTTTTATCAGCCACCCCACGATGACCTTTACGACCACCAGTAATGGCGTACTCGAGGTCAGAGACTGGACGATCTTTAGCAGACCATTGTCCATTCTCAAACTGAATCAGATCGGTAGGCTGATCTCGATATACAACGCCGAAACAGCCACCTACTCCATATTTGAGAAAGGCATCACGGAATTCGCCTTTAAGCATCATATTGCCAGCGACTTCCGCATTCTCGATAGAATGGCGAAGCAGCATCAGCCGCCGTTCGGTGTCCTTCTCGAAGAACGGGGCCATGGAGGAAGAGCCTTTGCGTAAGGCTACACTCTCAGGCTGCAAATCCGAGAAGAATAAGCGAATAAAGGCCTCAGCGACCACTCTATGCCATGGTTCGACCCATTCGTTAACGAGCCCTTCCTGGAGTCGCAGGTTGTAGTTGTCCGCCATCGGCCACGTGGCAGGGATCATGGAGAAACCGGAGACATGCCGCGCTTCGAGAAGATTAGTAGTCACCCCGTTTCCGTAGATGCGGCCTTTCTCATCAACATTTGGCTCCCACTGGTTGTGCGCCGTCCATGTGAGTTTATCCTTAAATCGCAGAAACTTTATATCGTTAGAGAAAATGCCGGGTAATACTTCAACTGGTTGTTCCCTCCATTTCATCGTGCGAAACGCATTGCCAGCAGTGGTTCTGAACAACGGATCGCAATACGGGTCTGCGCCATCGAATACTTCCCAGCGCTGCTTATCAGGTTCTTGGCTCCTCAGCCACCCAACACCCAACTATGACTCCTCTACTGGGTTAGCCCCAGCATCCGTATCGGCTGATGCCGCAGAAGGGTCCGCACTGTCATCGCTAGAACCGAACGGGTTGCCACGACTGGCTCTTCCGAGGAAGGTAGCAGGATCGGACGACGTCACGCCGGCCTTACCCATTGCCTTTTCGAAAATCTCATAGGGCTCCTGCGGTAGTCCTGTAGCGGCGCGAAGCCAACTGGCAGGGTACAGACAACCCGGAAAATTGATGATCACGATTGGCATTTCTTCATCGAAGTATTGCAAAGGATCTTGAGTCAGCACGTAGAGTACCTCGTAATCCACCTGAATAAGAGCGGGACCAGTGGATTCGAACTCACGAATAATAAATTCTTTGACATTCCCAGCCTGCGCCAGCTCAATGCGGAGAGTTGAGAGTTGCTCGACGATTGCATCTTTGTCATCGACGGGTGGGATCACATAAGTAGTCATAATAGTATGCTCCGAAATTCAGTGGGTGCGGATTACAAGCTGCAAGGAAAGATGGCTGAGACTGCTCTCCTCATCCGCGGTCAGAGCCCGGGTCTCCGGATCACTGATTACCAAATCATAACCCTGGTCAAGCCAACTCCAAGTACGAGAAAGCAGGGATGGAAATCCCTGTTCAGGTCCAAAAGTACGATCCAGGAGCTTTGCGACCAGATCACGGTTGTCTTTAAACATTGACAGCGAACGTTCGCTGGCCGTCTGGTTCTGTGAGTCTGTAGCATCCTCAGTGAGAGCCTGTACCACCATGGGCTCGACCGTGCGATTGCCACTGTCGATCAGAAGAAAACCTACACGAGCTGCAGGATCGCTCAGATACGGACCGAAGGCAACCAACGGTGCGAGGGTGTAGTTATCGAATACTCCATGAATCAGGCCAAGATCAGGCGCCGGCTCCGGATAAAGCTGACAGTTGCGAATGAATGAGTAGCATTCAAGTCGTTCGGCCAGTTCTCCCAGCACGTAGTTCAGGGCCCGACCTCTTGGTATCTCCAACGTAATCGCGAGTCCGTGACTAACGGACCGTGAGGGCGTGATATTTTCCAGGTTTCTAACACTCTCCTCCAGTGTTTTCAGAACCGAGTCTACTACGGTGTGCAGTGAATAACCGATCGGATGGACAAGCTTCGGCTTGAATACCACATTCAGTACCTTACCAGAAGTAGCATAATCCTTGTTACGAAGCCCACGCTCGATTGACACCGGGAGCTTTTCGGAAGCTGTAGTCAGTAGCCCCCGCGAACGAGCTGCAATGCCCCGGCCAATAAGATCGGTACGTGAAACGGTCTTCTCATGTTTATTGGCATTGCTCGAACTATTTTTTGTGCTCATAGTGAAACTCCTATCAAAAAATTAGAGTAAGTATCCATCTAGAAAAACAAGGAGCTACGCAGATTTAACCCTACGAGTCCCTCTTAAGCCGCCTTTTAACAGGCCTCCACATTGGTCTAACCCAATGCTTGCTTCGGAGTAAA